AGTGCCAATATCTCCCCGCGTTACGGAGGCGTAACGCGTTACGGGAGCCGTAACGGGAAATAGGAGGCGTTACGTCATGAAAACCTGCCTATTCTGCGGCAAGCCGATTGACCGCAACGCTAAGACAACCTCGGAATACTGCTCATCGAAATGCCGGCAAGCCGCATATAGGGCGCGACGGAAGAAAAAGACCAACACGATGACCGATAGGACGACGAAGCCGAAGCCCACGGGCAAATCCGAACATGTGACAGTCAGGGTCTCCGACAATGTGGATGCGGAAATAAACAAAGCGGATTTCGACCGGATGATGGACGACTCCTATGAGGATCTCCTACGATTCAGCCGCGATATTCTCAAGCGCGCATTGAAGGACGACAGGACTCCGGCGAACGCTGTGGCGAACATAGCGAAGGAATTGTTGAACGTGGGCCGTGAACTCGACGCACACTCTGATCAGGACATCCTCACCAGTCTGGACGAGGACGAAAGCGAGGATGTGGACGATGGCATCAGAACGGAGATTATCTGAACTCGCCCGCCACCTCGTGCAACCATCCGACATCGCCACCAGCGACTTCCCGCGCATCCAACGCGTCGCACGCAAGGCCGGCATCGAGTACGATCTCTGGCAGCAGGGGCTTGCGACGCTCCTGTTCGGCAGGAAGCGGGATAAGCAATACGCGGCGGGTATCGGCGGTGCGGTAATCAGCATCTGCCGGCAGGTCGGCAAAACGTTCACCGTCGGCTCCTGCATCTTCATCCTATGCATCCTTGCCAGGGGATTGAAAGTGCTGTGGACCGCGCACCGCAGCCGAACATCGGACGAAACCTTCAAAAGCATGACCGCGATAGCCAACAACAAACTCCTGAAACGCTACGTGAGCGACATTCGACGCGCCAACGGACAACAGGAAATACGATTCGCCAACGGCAGTCGCATCATGTTCGGAGCCCGCGAACAGGGATTCGGGAGAGGCTTCGACGATGTCGATATCGAAATATTCGACGAGGCGCAGATTCTTACCGAACGTGCCCTGGACGACATGATCCCAGCCACCAACGTGGCCGCCAACCCGCTCATCATCTTCATGGGAACCCCGCCAAAGCCAGGAGACCCAAGTGAGGTGTTCGAAGAGAAGCGACGAGACGCACTCGCCGGAGTTGATGGCATGCTCTACATCGAGTTCTCCGCCGACAGGGATGCGGACCCCGACGACAGGGAGCAATGGCGTAAAGCCAATCCCAGTTATCCCAAGCGCACCAGCGAAGCCGCCATCCTACGCATGAGGAACCTGCTGGGAGCCGACTCGTTTAGACGCGAGGGGCTGGGAATCTGGGATGAGACCACCAGCATATCCGCCATCGACGCACAGCAGTGGAAGGACTCCGTGGTGCAGACCCGCGCGGCTGGAGGATGGAACGCTATCGGCGTGGATATGCCACCGGATCGCGGTTCACTCGCCATCGGGGCATGCCGCGCGTGGAACGACGGCAATGCACATATCGAACTCGCCATGTTCCGGGACACGAAACGCTACGGTGTCGCGTGGGCTGTCGATTGGATAGCGGAACGCTGGCCACGCATGGCGGCCGTGGTCATCGACGCGCAATCACCTGCGACGGTGCTGGTACCGGATTTGAAAAGACGCGGAGTGAGGATCACGCTCACAGGTCCCACCGACATGGGTCAGGCCGTCGGAAGATTCCAGGACATGCTCAGAGACCATAAACTCCGACATCTGCAACAAGCTCCATTGGATATAGCCGTTTCCGGCTGCACACTACGCAAGATAGGACAGGCGGGCGCAATGGGATGGAACAAACTCGGCAGCGACGTGGATATCAGTCCACTGGTCGCCGCAACGCTTGCACTGCACGGGGCAACGACCTCGCATCGACGACCGGAAACAACGCAAAGAATAGTGAGACTGCCATGATTGCATTTCCCAGTACCATCAGCGGTTTGCGCCGTGATGAGCAGGAACTCTACCGCAGACTTCTGCGTAGGCTCTACAAAAAACGGAAACGAAACAGGCTGCGTTCCACGTATTACAACGGGCGCAACGAACTGCATGATATCGGCTACTCACTCCCGCCAATCGCCAAGGACATCGACATCGTTGTGGGATGGCCGGAGAAAGCCGTGGAAGGATTAGCGAACCGTGTCCGACTCGATGGGGTACTGCCCGACGAAGGCTCCGACCTTTCCTCCGTCGTTGATTCCCTCATGGAGGAAAACGATCTGGCGCAGCTTGCGCAGTCGGTCCATACCGACGCGTTCGTCCATTCCTGCTCGTTCGTCGCAGTGCTTTCCGGAGATACATCAATTGGCGAGCCCGACGCCATCCTTCAGGAATTCACGGCGGATACGGCGACCGGTGAATGGGACAAGCGCCGAAAACGCTTGAAAACCGCACTGCTTTTCGAAACCGACGACACCACCAAGAACGTTACCGCCGCCTATCTGATGACCTACGAGCAGACTGTGACTATCATCCCCTCCGGTGATGGATGGCATGTCTCCGAACGCTACGTTGACGGCTCAGGCCGAATCCCCTGCGAACTGTTCGCCTTCAAACCAGACTCCAAACGACCCTTCGGTCGTTCCCGCATCAACCGAACAGTGATGAGCCTGACCGACAGCGCAGTGAGGACCTTCACCCGCTCCGAAATGCAGGCAGAGCTTTATTCCGTGCCTCCCCGCTACTTCCTCAACGCCGACGAATCAATCTTCACCGATGCAGACGGCAACCTCATTCCAAAATGGAAGGTGCTGCTGGACCAGACACTGGTGGTGCCTTACAACGAGCGTGTTGACAAGGAAGTGAAAGTTGGCCAGTTCCAACAGGCCAGCTTCGAACCGCATTCGGCTCAGCTTCGCCAGACGGCCACCATGTTCGCTTCCGCGACATCCCTGCCGCCTGATGCGATGGGAGTGCTCACCGACAATCCCAGCAGCGCCGAAGCGATCGACAAGTCCACCAAAGAGCTGTGTCTTCTGGCCGAGGAATGCCATGTGTGGTTCGGCAAACCATGGGAACGCGTCATCTCTCGCGCCCAATTGGCCGCAGGAACAGACGGTGACATCCAAGCCGTGCACCCCTTGTGGCGCAACCCCTCCACGCCAAGCAAGGCGGCCGCAGCGGACCTCGCATTGAAACTCGTGCAAGGGCAGATACTTCCGCCCGACTCGGAAGTCACTTACGACATGCTCGATTTCACGGACCAGCAGCGGCGCGTGCTACGGGGCGAACAACGACGCGGACAGGCCCGCAAATACATCGAATCCCTGACCAATGGAGGCTCGAATGTATCTGGAGGAACTGAATCTGAATCCGGAAACAGCCAAGACGCTGGAAACGGGAATCAACGACCTTCGTGATGATTATCTTGACGGACTCTACGATCTACGCAAACAGGCGGAACTCGCCGCGTCGGAAATCATAGACGAACACGGCAACGACCTCGTCCTGCTCAGGAACTCCTACGCGGAATACGCCGACAAGACGAACGCCTTGGCAAACCGGTACTATTCGGGCGTACGCGAACTCTGGGATTCGCTCGCCGATCTCGACATGCCCGTCTTCGAAGGCGTCAACATCGATGCCGACCGCGCGGCATGGAAGCAGTTCGGCGGACTGAACAACACCGACCACCCCGGATACACCTACGAATCCATCAAAACCGGTCATAACAAGGCCAATCTGAACCTCGATGACATGTGGACGCAGGGAATCCGAAACCTCGGCTCAGATGGACTGGTGAAACTCGCCGGACAGATCGTACGCAACACCGCACGCCTGACAGTGGAACACTCGGCACTCGCGGACCCAACGAGACCGCGTTACGCCAGAGTGCCGTCAGGATCAAAGACCTGCGCATTCTGCGTCATGCTCGCATCACGCGGATTCGCCTATTCCAGCGAGAAGACGGCCGGGGGCGAAGAGGAGAAATACCATGACGACTGCGACTGCATGATCATACCCAGCTGGGGAAGGACATCCATCAAGGGTTACGATCCTGACAGGTATATGGAAATGTACCGTAACGCCGCAGAACGTTCGGGAAGCACCGATTCCAAGCGGATAGCCCAATGGATGCGACATACCTATCCCAAGGAACTGACCGATGGCGTCATCCCCAAGAAGAACCGAACGTCGTTCACTCTCGAAAGCCGCTTTACCGGAATGAAGGGCGAGCGATCGCTAAGCAAGCGCGCTTGGGACAAACGCCAAAAGGCATTGGGGATTCCACTCGACTGGGACACCCTAGAAATGCATGAGATAACGTTCATGGAAACCTTCAAAGCATCAGGACAACATTTCGAATGGATTCCCAAAGATGAAGATACCTTCAAGCCAACCAATGACTTCCATTGGATTGAGAAGGACCTCGACATTGAGCTAAAGGGAACAACAAGCAGAACACCCAAATACCATAATCTCGCGTCAATCATCAGAAGAACCGCGACGGACGCACATACTGCAGGAGTCACCAAGGATTCGTTCATGATTGACCTCAGAGGCGCGAACGTGACCGACAAACTACTTTCACAACTGTCACGTTATAACTCGTTGAATTCACTCCATATCAAACACCTGTTCATCTACACAGACAAAGGAGTGCAGGAAATCAAACTTGTCTGAAATTGATTCAGGGAGCCAATCCCACGCTCCTCGGCTGTTATTTCAAGCCTGCATGGGGACTCCCTGATGAAGCCCATTATACAACATTTGGTGGATTACCCAAGCGGTCGGAGGGAACCGGCTGTAAACCGGTCGCATATCATGCCACGCAGGTTCGAATCCTGCATCCACCACGAATCGCGGACCCCGCACGCCGCGTCGCTAACCGTGCGTCCATCAACCAAGGGAGAACCCTATGTTTCCGAAAAACCGCTACCGCATCGTCCGTATGCGCCACATCATGACCATCGAATCCGCATCGACCCAAACGGGATCCACAACGGAAGATGCTCAAGATGAGAAAGCACACGACGATGACAAGCACGACCAATCCAAGGACTTCAGCCGTGCGCTCGCCAAGCGTGCTGCCGAAATCGAGGCGAAATACTCGGATTACGAGGAATTGAAATCCAAGGCCGCGAAGTTCGACGAACGTGAAAGCGAGTCGAAGACGGATATCGACAAGCTCAACGAACGTCTCGCCACAATCGAAAAGGAACGGGACGAACTCAAAGCCTCGCAGGAACACCGTTCGCTGGTCGACCAAGTCGCCAAAGACACCGGATTGCCGCCCGACATTGTATCGATGCTCACCGGTGGCGACACTGAAACACTCAAAACCAATGCCGAATCCCTCAAACAGCTGATGGAGAAGCAATCCAACGGAAAACATCAAGGAGCCCCCAACGCGGCACACCATGAAGGCAGCCGCACACCATCGAACGACATGTCGCCGATGGACATGCTCCGCGACGCCTATTCCGAATAACCACCCGAAAGGACATTGAACCATGGCTATCACACTGGCCGAATCAGCCAAACTCTCACAGGACTCCCTACAACGAGGAGTCCTGGAAATCTTCGTGCAGGAAAGCCCCATCCTCGACCGGCTCCCACTCCTGCCAATCGAAGGCAACGCATACTCATACAATCAGGAAGCAACACTCCCCGGCGTCGAATTCCGCAACGTGAACGAGGCGTACTCGGAATCCACAGGAACCGTCAACCAAAAAAGCGAACACCTAGTCATCCTCGGCGGCGACGCCGACGTGGACCGGTTCATCCAACAGACCCGCTCGAACCTCAACGACCAGCGCGCCACACAAACCGCGATGAAAGTCAAAGCACTTTCCTACAAGTTCCAACAGACGTTCTTCAACGGCGATACCGACATCGACTCGAAGGCGTTCGACGGACTGAAGAAACGTCTGACTGGCAAACAGGTCGTCAGCCCCGAGTCCACTGGACTGAAGGTTCTCGGTGATGGGAAGGACGACGTGCACGCATTCCTTGATCAGCTCGACGAGCTCCTCGCTGCGGTCAACGGCATCAACGCTTCGAACGGGGCGATCTACATGAACTCGCAGATCATGGGACGCTTCCGCTCCGCACTGCGCCACATCTCCTACGACACCACGCTCCAACAGGACGTGACCGGCAAACGGTCACTCATGTGGAACGGCATCCCGGTACTTGACGCGGGAACCAACACCGACGGGTCCATGGTTCTGGGTCAGGACGAGACCTTCGGGACCGGGGAGTCATCGGTAGCGAACACGACCAGCATCTACGCCGTTAAATTCGGCAAGGATGAAGGCGATCAGGCCGTCACTGGACTGACCAATGGTGGTGTCACCGTCGAAGACCTAGGCCAACTGCAGGAGAAGCCCGCCTACCGTACACGCATCGAGTTCTACTGCGGGCTCGGCGTTTTCGGAGGCAAAGCGGCCGCACGGCTGAACGGGGTGCTCAATGCCTAGCGCGAAGAAAACCGATGAGGTTGTCAGCACCGATATCCTCGACGAACCTACACCCGTCACCGAACCCGAAGATGATGCGGAAAAGCCGAATATCGAACCAGACCAGCCCTCCATGACGATGATTGGCAGAACCGAAACATTCGAAGTGTCCGCTCCCGACGGCACCCGTATGCGCGTCACTCGCAGCATCGATACGGGAATCCAGCAAGTGGAACGACTGTAAGGAGCCTCGTATGACGGAACATGAACCATTCGCAACCGTCGACGATCTGGAAACACGATGGCATACTCTTCTTGAAACGGAACGCAAACAAGCGGGGGAACTCCTCGCTGATGCGAGTGACAAAATCCGCCAACGTGTCCCGCACGTGAACGACCTGCAATGGGTTGAAACGCATAGCAGGACGTTGAAACGAGTCTGCTGCTCGATGGTAAAACGCGCCATGCAACAGCTATCAAGCGGCACTCCTGAAGGAGTCACCCAGTCAAGCGAGAGCACCGGCCCCTTCGCTAATTCCTACACGTGGAGCAACCCAGACGGGAACATCTATCTCACCAAGGAAGAACTACGCGACCTCGGCGTCAGGTCACGCATATTCTCCCTTTCCTACGCCAACAGGAACGAGAAATGATGGAACGCATCGACATCTACCGTGCCTCACCGACCACCGATGATGACGGGAACATCGTCCAGGGCGCGGTGCAGCTCTGGAAGTCGTTCGACGGTCTGGTGGCTCCAGTCAGCGTACCGGAGTCACCTGCAATCGATTCCCTTGGCGTTGTCTACGATCATACGATCTACATCAGGTCAAGCGACGCCACCGGCATACTCGACACGGATGTGATTGGAGTTCGTGGCAAGCGGGTTCCCGTGAATGGCGTAGTCGGCGTATGGCAGGACCGTTCTGGCAATCATATCGGCGACGTGATCAACGTCAGACTTCAGGAAGGGTAGCCCCATGGGCAAAACCAAATTCGTCATGAACCGGAAGGCGTTCAGCCAACAGGTATTGCACAACAAGCCCCTGTTGGATGACGTTGAGGAGCAGATGGAGGGCATGGCCGAAGTCCATCCCTCGATCACGGTCTATCGCAACGAGGACGGCAATCGTGGCAGCATCGTCGCCACCGCCCCCGCCAAGGTGGAAACCGCGCATGGCGTGCTCACGCAGATGCTGGGGATGGTGAAGGTATGAGCGTGTATCATCCGCCGGTCAACCCGGTTCGCGTCGAATCCACGCTCCTGCCGCTGCTGCGCGAAGCCTATCCGGATGTCACCGTGGGCAGTCTGCGCAACGTCGGGAACCCATCTCGTGAGTGCGTGATCGTGGGCGAACCGCAGGGCATGGCGACGGCGATCAGCCAGTACGTGCGGTTGCGCGTGAGCGTCATCGTGCGCCGCGACGACCATACGGGCGATCTTCCCGCCAGTCAGCGTCTGGCGGGCGACATCATCCACACGCTCACATCCCAGGGGTGCGTGGATCCGATCATCTCGTGCGAACTGTCGAGCGGCCCCATGCGCATGACGGATTCGAATCTCATATTCTCCTACGCGATCCTGCTTCTGCAGGTCGCCGTCAATAAGTAAACGACATTTTTCGAAAGGCAGCCATCATGGCAGACGATAAGTACGCCGAGTCCGCGAACAACGCGGATCTCGTGGCGCTCATCAAACAATACGAACTGTTCCTCGTCCCCTACGAGGAAACCGGGTTCACCCCTCCCGAGGGAGTGGACTGGGCGGTGCCGAACGGTTTGGAGCCGTTGGGCTATTCCACCGAGGATGGCAGCGTGCTGCATCCCGAGCCCGGGGACACGACCGATATCACCGCCCATAACGGCGATATCGTGTATTCGGAATCCGCTCCCGGCTTCTGGACGTTCCAATTCCCCGGCATCGAATTGTCCAAACGCACCGTCGCCGCGTATTTCGACACCGATGTGAACACTACCGATGGTTCCATCGAGGTGAAGACCGCCTCCACATCCAAGAAGTGGCGTGCGATCATCCGGGCATTGGACCAGTCCGACCACAAGATCCTGATCTACGCGCCCAAGGCGCAGGTCTCCGACCGTGACGATCTGAATCTGAAGTACAACGAGCAGGTCACCC